GTTTTTGTAAGAAGTATATATTAGATCATAAAATTGTAATTGCAAGTAGTATAGATTTATATTTGAGAACTGGAACGGAGACTACTTCAACGCCTCCGTTTGCGCGACCAAGTTGGATGAGAGATTGGAAGGATGTTAAGATAGTGCCTAACTGGTATAAGGAAGTGTTATGGCCAGCATTAGTGAAGTTGCTGAAGTGGATACCAGTAGTAGCAGCGGGAGTTGGAGGTGTGATAGCTATTTGTAAGACAGCGAGTTGGTTATTGGGACGGAATGAGTCAGCAGTAGAAGAAATTAATTCATCGGGAGATTTGAGAACGCCAACAGTTAGGAGAGCCCAACGTAACATACAGCCAGCTAGACCAGCACCAACACCAAGAGTGGTTACGGCACAAAATAGTTGTGTGGATGCAGTGAAGGTTAAGTATAGAAATAATATAAGAGTAATTCGAGCGAAGGATAGTAGTGGAATGGTAGTAAAGTATCTTCATGTAGTAGTAGTAAGGAATCGACACGCTTTAATTAATCACCATGTTGCATTGTGGTTGCAGAGGCACTGTGATTTGGATTATTCTATTAAGGCTTATTATGTAGATTCTCCTTGGGTTTCGTTTCAAATAGATGTTTCTGATTTTGTAATGTACGATGGCGTTGACATGGCCCTTATGAAATTGCCAAACTCAACCCCATTAGGTGCTGATTTAATTAGATATATGTATACTCAGGCAGATTGGAATAAGCCAATGGATACTAGAGCAACCTTTATTCGCTTGCCCAGTAGCACTGATTCATATTTAATGCAATATGATATTCAACTGGATGGTCGTTTAGTAGAAATGAATATGCGGAGTGCAGAGACTGGTGTTGTGTCAAAGAAGGGAGATTTGTTGCAATATAATTATTCGTCAATAGGAGCATGTGGTTCGTTTATTTTTGCAAATAGTGGTCAGAGATGTATACTAGCAATACATAGTGCAGGTGAAGGTTCTGAATGTGGAGCTGAAGGTTGGGGAACAATTATTTGTCAAGAATCTTTGTTACCTTTTATTGATAAGCTTCATATCCAACCAGTGCCTTTAAGAGATATAGAACCACCTATACTTCCATTTGATGGAGTGATTCCTGTAGAAGAAACTGGTCGAGCTGTTTACATGCCTGAAACTACAAAAATAAAGCCTACTTTGATTGCTCGCTTCTTGCCCCCTCCTGTTTCTTTTCCTTGTAAGCTATCCCCGCGAGATCCTAGGTGTGAGCCTGGTGAATCCCCACTTTATGATGGGTGTAGTAAACATGGAATTTTAACAAAGTCTTTCCGATCTAGTGTGATTAAACGTGCAGCAGAATTGTATTGGGAAAATTATCTACGAACAATGGTACCTTGTATTGTTGCCCCTACGCGTTTGTCAATAGTTGACGCATGTATAGGTAATGACATTCCGGGTTACGAACCAATGCGATTGGATACATCAGCTGGTTATCCATATAATTTAACACCTCGTAAGTTAAAGAGTGATTGGATTCATTACGTTAGGAATGAGCAAGAACGACCAATTAGTTTGTTAATGGATACTGAATTGGCGGAAATCGTAAAGGAGAAGAATCGGATGCGGCGTTTAGGGTGTGTGCAAGCAACTACATTTGTTGATTATCTAAAAGATGAAAGGAAAAAAAAAGAAAAGATAGATAAGCGTGGATCAACTCGAATATTTTGTATGTCTCCTCAAGATTATACAATCTCATCGCGACAAAATTTTTTGCATTTTAATGCAGCGGTAGCGAGGTCGAGATTTGATGTTTTGTCTGCTGTTGGTATTAATCCTGATGGGCCTGAATGGACTCATTTGGTTCATCGATTACATAGAGTTGGAAAAAAGATTTGCACCATTGATTATGCGAATTTTGGTCCAGGATATAATGCTGATGTAAATTTTGCTTTTGGAAAGTTAATGATTAAGTGGTTAATGGGAAGAGTTGCTAATATGAATGAATTGGAGTTACTTTGCTTTTTAGAAGAGCATGGCAATGCTTTACATGTCATGTTAAATAAGGTTTATCAAACAGTAAATGGAGGCCCTTCAGGTGATCCATGTACTGTTATTAGAAATAATGGTGTTAATATTTTGTATTTACTAATTGCTTGGTATAGTATAATGGAACCCCTTTATAAAGAGAATACTATGCAAGTATTTTCACATCATGTATCACTCGTCGTTTATGGAGATGATGCTATATTTTCTGTTTCAGATCAAGTTGCGGACAGATTTAATTCTGTTGCAGTAACTTCTTTTTTCTCATTTTTTAATATAGTTTCAACTGATGCTTCAAAATTGGCAAGTGTAAAACCCTATACTGATATATATGATGCAACCTTTTTGAAAAGGGGTTTCAAGCCCCATCCCACTAGAGTTGGACAATGGCTTGCTCCATTAGACGAGATTTCTATTTTAGAAACAGCCAAGTGGATGCGAAAACATGCAAGTAGGGAAGAAGCAACACTTGATTCAGTTGATGCTTCCTTGCGTAACTCTTATGGTCATGGACCAGAATATTTTAATAATTTAAAAAATACATTAAATGATGCTTTAGCTAAGGCTGGTTTAGCTCGCATTGTACTAGATTGGGAGGATCTAGATAATAACTTCTTCCCCGGAGATAACTAACTCCGTATAAATCTGGGCTGGTTTCAGTAAGCGGCACTTTTAGGCCCCCCAGTACTTATGTTTTTATATAAGTTTCAATAATAATAGTTAGGTGATGGTAATCGTAGTTAAATTAGTTTCTATCAATCTAAATAATCTAACAATCTCTATCATGTTTAGTAGCTACTATGATGTTATGTCCGGTCAATAAAAAAAAAAAAAAAAAAAAAAAAAAAAAAAAAAAAAAAAAAAAAAAAAAAAAAAAA